CGGAAGGTTGTAAAATGGCAGATAAAGACACAAAAAAACATTAATGAGGCTGATGACGGTCTTGTTCGCGAGCAAAATCCAATGCCTGCGGAAGAAGGGATTCATGCCAACGAAACCATTTCTAAGTCTGATCTCCTTGCCAAAATGGTTGGTTATGCATCTAAGATGGACAAGGTAACTCTTGCTCAGGCAGTTGAATTAATGTCAAAGACTCCAGATGAAGTTTATGACGGCAACAAGGCTGCAACTGCAGGTGCTGACAACGAAGATCAGAATAAGAAGGGCATCAACTCAAGCGGAACTCCAAAAGAAGTAATGCATGTTGTTGGTGAAGACCTTAACGAAATTCTTGGTGGCGATGATCTATCAGAACAATTCAAAGATAAAGCTAAGGTTATCTTTGAAGCTGCTGTAAATTCAAGAATCAATCTTGAAGTTGCAAAGCTAGAAGAAGATTATGCTGCTAAAATTGATGAAGCTAACAAGCTTTTCAATGAAAAATTAGAAGAATCAGTTGAAGAAATCCATGGTGAACTTGTTGAGCAAGTTGACCAATACCTCAACTACGTAGTAGCTGAGTGGATCAGTGAAAACAAACTAGCTGTAGAATCAGGTTTGAGAGCAGATGTAGTAGAATCGTTCCTAGCTGGTCTTAAAGGTTTGTTTGAAGAGCACTATGTTGATATTCCTGCTGAGAAGGAAGATGTTGTAGAAGCTCTAGCTCTTAAGGTTGATGAATTGGAAGCAAAGCTCAATGAGCAAACTGACAAGAACATCCAACTTTCTAAGTCACTTGAAGAAATGAACGTAAAGTCAATTTCAGAAGATATGGTTGTAGGTCTCACTGAAACACAGAAAGATAAGTTCAAAAATCTTCTTGAAGCAGTAGAATATTCTACAGCTGACGAATATAAGAGAAAAGCTACTGTAATTAAAGAAACTTATTTCTCTGCTAAGAACGAAGCAAAAGTTGTTGAAGATCAACTTCTAACTGAAGAAGTTGAAGAAGAAGTTGTAACTAAGAAATCAACTTCATCTGATCCTTCAGTAAGTGCTTATGCCTCAGCTATTTCTAGACTTCAAAGAAAATAATTTATAAATAAACTTATACATCTGTAAAAGGAGAAAAAGATGCTAATTAACGAAGACCTTAACAACAAGTGGAAAGACGTGCTTGATCATGCAGATCTTCCTAAGATCGGTGATTCACATCGTCGTAACTCTACAGCTGTTCTCCTTGAGAACACTGAGCGTTTCTTAAAGGAACAACGTGGCCAACGTGTTGGTGGCGGCATGATTTTCGAAGATGCTCCTACTAATGCTACTGGTTCAAACATTGACACTTACGATCCGATTCTTATCTCACTCGTACGTCGTGCAATGCCAAATCTCATTGCTTATGATATCTGCGGCGTTCAGCCAATGACTGGTCCAACAGGACTTATCTTCGCAATGCGTTCACACTATGCTAACCAAGCTGGTACAGAAGCTTTCTACAACGAAGCTAACACAGCTCATTCAGCTCTCGATTCAACTCCAGGTGCTGGCGACAACACTGTATTTGGTGGTGCAAACCTTAACCTTGGTTCAACACCAACAGGTAACTCAGAAACATACAACTTTGCAGCTGGCATGAATACAGCTACTGCAGAAGCTCTTGGTGGCAACAGCACTACATTGTTTGCTGAAATGGCCTTCTCAATTGATAAAGTTTCTGTTACTGCTAAGTCACGTGCTCTTAAAGCAGAATACACTATGGAACTAGCTCAAGATCTTAAGGCTATCCATGGTCTAGATGCTGAAACAGAACTTGCTAACATTCTTCAGTCAGAAATTCTTGCTGAAATCAATCGTGAAGTAGTTCGTTCAATCTATCTCTCAGCTAAGGCTGGTGCTGCATCTGGTACTACAACTGCTGGTACTTTCGATCTTGATACCGATTCAAACGGCCGTTGGTCAGTTGAAAAGTTCAAGGGTCTTATGTTCCAAGTAGAACGCGAATCTAACCAGATTGCTAAAGAGACTCGTAGAGGTAAGGGTAACATGATCATCTGTTCATCAGACGTTGCTTCAGCACTTCAGATGGCTGGTGTTCTCGATTACGCTCCTGCTCTTAACTCAAACAACCTTCAAGTTGATGATACAGGCAACACATTCGCTGGTGTTCTTAACGGACGTACTCGCGTTTATGTAGACCCATATTCAACTTCAAACTATATGGTTGTTGGCTATAAGGGTGCTAACGCATTCGATGCTGGTCTCTTCTACTGCCCATACATTCCACTACAAATGGTTCGTGCAGTTGGTCAAGATACATTCCAACCAAGAATTGGATTTAAGACTCGTTACGGTATGGTTGCGAATCCATTCTCACGTGGTTCAACAGCTTCTGACGGTACACTTGTTCAGAACGTTAACGTCTACTATCGTAGAGTTACTGTTTCAAATCTTATGTAATAAAAAGC